CAGCATCAAATCCTAAATTTCTAAGCCCTTGAACTAATGCACTTCTTAATTGAGATGGTGCAGCAGTACCAGTCTGATTCAAAAGACCGCCTATTGTAGTAAACAATTCTTCACCTCTTGCAAGACCTTTTTCCATTCTAGCAATCTGTTGAAGAGCTTGTTTTGGATCAGAAATCAAAACTGGCTTTGCTGTTGAAGATACGTTTCTGTCAGGTAACTGCACTAACAAATCTAACCCTTTTGCTCCACTAAACAGTGGTATTGTTTGTGAACCTTTCTGATATACTTTTTTAGCCTCTGGAGTTTTCAAAGCCTCTTTAACAAGATCGTTATAATCAGAAGCTTTTACAATTTCATATTGTGCGTTAAATTCTTCATTTGTGTTGAGACTGTTTATTTCATAAGAATTTAAGTCAACAAACTCTCCTTTGCCTTTAGTAATAGCGTCAACTACTCCAAGTGGTCCGCCAAGCTTACCTTTAGGAATAACATAGAATTGTTCTCTATTCATAGCCGCAGCTTGATCTTCTTTTTTACGACCAAGGGCGTATTCACCAGCTTTTGCACGAATAGCTCTGGCATTAGCTCTGGCTTTTTCCAACGATGGCAAAGCTTTTTCTCCAGCCTCACCAACAGCGCTTAATATATTACCAACATTAAAGCCCTTACCAGCCTTGTTCTGCATTAACGCCAAACCAAATGCCATGAGAGCAGTGCTGTTGTCTGGCTGACCAGATACATCTAAACCAGTAGCTTCACCAAATTCTTTTATGTACTCAGCATAATCCTTGGGAGCAACTCCA